GGTTTTAACATGTTACCATAGCATATTATTAATGCTTTAGAACCTTCTTGAATAACATTCGCTTTACCAAACTCAACTTCAAAATTTAAATCATGTTCATACTCACTAAGTCTAAAATAAGTTGGAGTATTATTATTATAAGTTTGATTAAATAAATTATCAAATTCATATGAATTACCAGGTGAGATAATCTGCATATTCGGAATAACTGATAGTGTTGCTACATCACTTGGGCAGTGATGAGTACATCCTAGTCCAGCATAGTCATATGAGTTACCAATACTAATAAAGTTGCCATTCATATTTTGATAACCAAAATCATCTTTCAATTGTTCTAATGCTCTTTCAACTATAAATGGAGCAATAGTATGAACAACAGGTATCATATTAGCTTTACTCATCCCAGATGCTAAACTAATTGTAGCTTGTTCTAAAATTCCTATATTATAAGTTCGGTTTGGGTGTTCTTCAAAACACTTTTTAAATCCAAATACTCCAATGTCACCTAAAAGAAGACATAAATTGTTATCCTTAGACATCATATTTGAAACAGTTGTTACAAATTGTTTTCTCATAATTTACTTTTTAATATAAAACCAACTTCCATCCTCAAATACTGATACCGGGGCTCTATCAAAAAACTCATAAATAGCTCTACTAACTGGGCTCCAACTAAAATCATGACCTGCTATTATTCCACTAACTTTAATTTTTTTATTCCAAATTGTTAAATCTTCTATAATCGATGTGTATTGATGATTTCCATCAATGTAGATAAAATCAATACTTTTATCTTTAATTTGATTAGCGTACTGGGTTGAGGATAATTTATTTTTTATAATGTTATTATACTTAGAAGCAACTAGGTCAAATAATGATTCTGCTTCTTTAAGTTCTAAAGATTGTTGATATAAATCATAAGTAGATCCTTCCTCAGTATATGACTCCCAAGGATCAACACAATTTAAAGTGCTTTTTAAAAAATTACTAGCAATTATTTCACTACTTTCTCCACAATATGAACCTACTTCTACTAATTGTAGATTTTCATCACCAATATAATTTTGAACATTTAAACATAAATTTATTAAACCTTGTCGTTGTTCATTTTCTCTCATTTTATAAGTTAAACCCATTTTTTATTATTTTAAATTATTAATTATTAATTTATATTCTTCTTCGTTAGGAAATTTATGATGCCATTCAGGATTATTTTCTATCATCTCTATTCCTTTTCCTTTAATTGTATTAGCTATAATACATGTTGGTTTATCACTTCTATTATTTAAAGCTAACAATATTTCATTTTGATTATGACCATCTATTATTTTAGTATCCCATCCAAATGCTTTAAATTTAGCATCCAAATCTCCTAACTCAACAGCTCTATCAGTTGAATGATTAAAATCAATAATACAAAATAAATTATTTAAGTTATGATGGTTAGATAATAAAGCTGATTCCCATATGGTGCCTTCATTTGCTTCTCCATCTCCTACTATGACATAAACTTTACTCTTATATTTTTTTATTTTATAAGCTAATGCTAAACCAACTCCTATAGGAAAACCATGTCCTAAAGACCCAGTTGATGATTCTATATTATCAATTTTATCTGTTGGGTGACCTCCTAATTTACTATTTAAATCACAGAATGTGTTAATATCTTCTTTAAGTAAACCAAAATGATCTAATATAACATATAATCCTAATGACGCATGTCCTTTACTTAAGATAAAACGATCTCTATCTATTCTATTTTCTTTAATACTATCTATATCTAATACTTTATCATATAAAACATACATTATATCTAATATAGATAATGAACTAGGTATATGACCTTCTTTTTTTAAAGTAGCTATATCTACTATTTTTTTAATTAAACTTTTCATAATAATTTAACATTTTTATCTCTTAATGATAATAAAGGATTTTCAATAGGCCAAGCTATATTTACTTTTGGATCATTCCATTTTATAGTAAACTGCTCATTAACATCAGCGTATTCACCTTCATACGCCCACATATAATTTAGTAATGCGTGTTCACTTAAAACTAAAAATCCAATTGCGAATTGAGGTGGTGTGAGAATTAATTTTTTAGATCTATCATCTAATATAATTGAATCCCATTTTAAATAATTTTCTGATTCAGGCCTGGTGTCAATAACTACAAAATACATTTCTCCGTATAGACAAGAAGTTAATTTCCATGATTTATTATCACCATGCATTCCTCTTAAAACATGCTGCCTAGAAGTAGATATTTTGTTATGTTTAAAGTCTAATTTAGGCTCAAATGTATCCCTATTCCATAATGTTAATAAATCACCTCTAAAATCAGTATGCACACTGGGTTGGTATATTTTTACTTCTGGGAAGATCATATTTCAATAACATTTTGGGTTGGTGAATGAAAATGGCATATTCCTTCTATCATAACATTTTTATGAGATGGGTCTCCAATTTTATAAGTATTAACAGCATCACATAATTTATTATGTTTGTTTATATCTAATAAGTAATGTTTAGTTAGATTATTTCTTTCTACACACTGTTTTAAAAATAACTCACAACTCCATCCCTCAATATACTCCCATATTTTTCCATTATAGTTAGGAATAGTTTTCATTTGTTTATATGTTATATCTAAGTAATCTTTATTATTTAAATAATCACATTTAGAAACATTTATTAAATAAAAATTAGTTTGAGGGAAAAATTTATCAAGAATCTTTTTATAATTAAAACTATTTAAGTATAAATCCTCATATGATATACCAATTAAATAATAAAAATCAGCTTCATTAATATTTTTATCTAAAATAGATTCTTGTAATATTGTGTCATTAGATACTTTACAAAGCCACTCTTTATCATTTTCTTTACACCAATTAAATACTAGATTATCTAAATCTGCTGTTCCAAAACTATGACCTCTATTTACTTCAGAATCGATTAAAATGCAATCTGGAAAGTATTTTTTCCATAATTGTGTATTTTGGGACTGAAAATCAGAACCATAGTTAGTAGCTACTACTATATGTTTAAATTCTTTTAATATAGGTAAATTATAAATTATATATGATTCTAGTAAATCAAGGTCATTTTGAGATGAGATGTAACCTACTGTACCGTAAACTGATTTATTAATAAGTTGTTTTAAATTCATCCCAAGTAATTAAGTTTAATAATTCTTTTCTATTGCTATTAAAATGTTCCCAATCCCATATATTATCTTGGGGAATAACTACTTGTTCTCCTACTTTGATAACTCCAACCCCAAAATCAGTATCTATTACACTACATTCCATTTTAGGGTAATGAGCTTTAAAATTAACAAATGCTTTCCATACATCACCATTCCAGGCTATTGTTTGTCTAGGTATTAATTGTGCTTCATAACTTACTGGGTTACAGTCATGGAGTACAATGAATCCACCATTAATAATATGGTTTAATGAATTTTTAATATCTTTCTCTACTTGATCAGCATGGTGTAGACCATCAATGAAAATAATATCATATTTAATATCTTCATGCCCTTTAAGTAAATTAAAAAAATCATCTGATGTCATAGGATAATTAACTTCAGGAACTACATATCCTTCATGTCCTGGGTCAACTCCGTCTTTATGAGATGCTTTAACTTTTCTAATGTTTTCACCTTGGAATACTCCTATTTCAAGGTAATTAATCAATTTATACTTTTCAATTAAATAATTGATAATATCAAATCTTTTAATTTCACTATTTAGATACCTGATTACTTCAGGTTCTTGTAAATTGTTTGTCATAATATTTTTTCTAAAAGATAATTAGCTATATTTTTGGTTGTTAAATTATTTTTTGTATAATCAAATATTTCATCTAATATAATATAATATTTTTGTTCATTAAAATTACTTATTAATTCCCTTCCCTCAAGTAATAAATCTTTAGGTAAATTAGCTAATGTATTTTTAGGACAATTTTCTAATCCTATAAAATAAGGCATACAGTAATTACCTAATATTTCATAATGTCTCATACAATCCCATCCTGCTTTTTTCATTGTCACACCATAATATGACTTTTGATAATCTTCATAATATGACTTCTCATCTCTAAAAATATATGTCTCAGGTTGACCTGGTATGCAAGTAGCGTATTCTTGTATCTTATTTTTATTTGGTTGAGCTAACTTATTAGTAGGTACACCAAATGTAATTGGTAGTAGATTAGGATGAGACTCTTGTAATTCTCTTTTGAAATAAAGATGTTTAGTATATAGTGGATCTAATTCAGATTCATCATTCCCATCTATTAAAATTACCTTGTTAGGTGGGTAATATTTAGAAACTAAATCATAATATTGTTTACAACGTTTGATTGCTCCATATATAATTAAATCATAGTATCTATCTTTGATCTTTTCTTCAATATTAGAACGATCAATATTATTTTCTCCAATTAACCAAAATGTAGTCATACCTCCCCATAGATGTTGGGGGTGGATTTTATCTTCATATTCTTCATATAATGAAATAATTTGAGTGCTGTCTACTACATCATCACCAAATAATTCTCTTAACCCATAAAACACTAAATCATTTTGATAATCATTTATAAAACCACCACTTATTTTAGCTATATCAATATGGTTAGTCACATAAAGTATTTTCATTAGATAAACTTATTAGGATTAGCATTTATGTATTCTATTATTTTATTAGACCATTCTCTTACTTCTACAGAACCATGATGGTTCCAATTAATATGAGGTCTACTTTCAGAGAATGTTTGATCTATAGGAGAATTTGTTATTTCTCCTCCATCTGGTCTTTTATTTAATATTGTTACATCTATCCATCTATTTAAATCTAAACCTTGATTTCGTATTGGTCTCATAACATGTTCCCACCAATCATCTAACATTGGGTGACCTTGTAATACTCCCATATGTGATCTAAAATCATGAGGTATAGTAGGAAAAGCATTATAATCAGACCATAGTTTAGTAGTTACCCCATCTTTAATAGATTCAATATTAATAGCTATAAGGAAATTTTTCCCAATAAATGGTATATATCTTTGTTCCCATTCTTTTGTTAACATTTCAACATCATCATTAAGACCTAATAAAAACTCAGCTTCAGAAAATGATGATAAATGATTCATATGTTCGTCTAAAGATCCATAACCATTTTTCCGGTCAGTTATTATCTCTTTAATTTCAACGAGTGAAGTAAGTTTATATTGATTTATAAAATCAATTGTTTCTTGGTCATCAGTATCTATCTTTAATAAAATTTCTACTAAAGATTTATCTTTGGTTTTATTATTTAAACTATCAAGACATTCTTTTAATAATTTTACTCTTTTTCTTGTTGGTATTAAAATACTAACTAATTTTTTATAACTCATAATTTACTATAAAAATTGTTTTGTGATTCTTGTCTTAATATATGTTTATAATGATATAAAGAATACTCTTCAAATTCTGGTAGGTAGGCATATGTTTTATATCCATCTAACACTTCATGTAATTTGTTTTTCCATTTAATATCAGATGTATTCTTAAATATTCTCCATTGATAATCAGGGAACTGAACCCAACCTTTATCATTTTGTTTCCATCCCCATATTTGTAAATGTTGGGGTGTGATACCTTCTACAATATTAATTCTAGGAGTTAAAATAACATCAGATTCTGAGTTTGTTAACACACTAGGAAGAACTTCTAATAATTCTTCATTAGGTAATTCATCTGCATCAATTTGAAAAATATAATCACCAGAACACATTGCTGTTAGTTCATTTTTCCAATCAGCAAAGTGTCCTTGAAATGTGCTTTCTTTTAGTATGATTATATCTTTAGATGACCAATAATAAAGTTCATCTAATAATTCTTGTGATGCTTTTGGTTTATCTAATAAAACACAAATCTCATCTTCAGATCGTTTATATTGATGAAGGAAATTAAGTAAACGACTTATCTCTTCCAGTTCATTACAAACTGTAATTGCATAACTAATTTTCATATAACCTAATATAACATTACTTTGTTAATAAGCCAATATAATCTAAAGCCTCTATGAAATCTCTTTCATCAAAATGTTGAAGTGTTTCCATATCCATTCTATACTCATAAAATTTACCTGGTTGTTTTGGGATTGGGAACTTATGTTTTTCTTCTTCAGTTACAGGTACTGCTTTGACAGCTGCCCATTTCCAATTATCCACTCCAGTTCCATTAGCAAATACCATACCTTGTTTAGGTTCATTGATAGTTTGTGGTAACCAAGTTAATTTAGTTTCAGGATCAATCCAAGCTAATACTTTATATAACTCAGGAAGTACTTCCATTTGTTCATTATAAAATTCACTTTCTACTTTCATAAGTGAGTTAGTCCAAAACCCACATGATAATGACATCCAATTTGTTATTTCAGGTGTGACCTGTGTTTCGTAACACAAGTCACCTCCTGATTTAGGACAATTAATAATTTTATCCATTATTTTTCTACTTTTTGTAATTTAGGTAATTCAATTTTCTTTAGTTGAGGTAGTTTTAATTCTACTTGTTTTGGAAACTCAGGAACATATCTAGAAAATATTTTTTCTATTTTGTCCTTCATTTTATCCCAACTAAATTCAGTTTTACTTCTATGCGCTTGACGTTTTGCTCCATCAAGATATTTTTTATAATCTTCAAACATATCTTTAATAGATGTTCCCGCGTGTCCTAAATCTACTGAGAACCATTGTGATTCTTTTAATAACCATTGATTAGCAGCACTTGGGTGAACTTCTGTTAACTTACCAGGTAACATTGTATTAAATTCTGGGGTTAAGAAATCTGTATGTCCACTCCAATTAGTAGTGATGATAGGTTTTTTAGTTAAACTAAATTCAAGTAATGGTCTTCCATATCCTTCACCTTTAGTTAAATTAATCATTGCTTTTACTTTAGAATGATTATATAACTCATTCATTTCAACATCACTAAACTCACCATGTAAAACATAAATGTTAGGTAAATCTTTACTATTAATTGATTTTTTAATTAAGGTAATTTTTCTTAAGATTTCATCTCTATCAAGATATGAAGAACCCATTTGAGATGTTTTTAAAATAAGTGCTGGTTTGTCTTTCTTATTTTTAAATATCTCATAAAACATTTTGATTAATAAACCTACATTTTTTCTATCTTCACCTAAATCACCATTAATCCAATGTCCAACAAATAAAAATGCAAATTTTTCTTTAATACTAGTTATTTCAGGAAATGAATCTACTTTATCAAGTGGTTTATAAATTTCAATATCAGCACCTTCAAATAATACTTCAATTGGCCTTTCAATTTTAACTTCTCCCATTGGTTGATTAGTACGTTGATCTACTTTTTGTAAAACAGTATCTAAAAATGTTTTCTTTGAATGCTCAGAAGAAGTTAACACTAAATTCATTCTATTACATCCTTCAATCCAATCACCTGGAGATAAAGTAGTCTCAATTCCTGCTGTCACTCCAATATTAAATCTTCCAACTGCCTGAAATTCACTTGGTATAGTAATTTGCATCCATATCTCTGGTTGTTTAGGTAGTTGAGGTTGATTCCAAATATGATTGTTTAAAAATTCCCATTCTGGGTTATCATTAATAAATCCCCAAGGTGTATTACCCCACATTTGTGGGATAATTTTAACATCATATTTGTCTGTAGCAATAATTGCTTTAACTAAATCTCGAGATCGTGCTCCATATCCTGAGTAAGTATCAATAGGACATGATATAAAAAATAACGGTTTGCTCATATAACTTTTTATTAATAAACTAATTTATGTGGTACTACTTTATCTTGAGTTTCGTTTGCATTTACTAACTCATATTTTTCTCTTGGTTTCCAAGTTTTAAACAATTTATCTAATGTTCCAATAACTTTTTTACCCATATTCTCAGCTGTAAATCCTGCTTCATCTGATAGAGCCCATTCACGACCTTTTAATCCTCGTGCTTGTCTTTCTTCTTTAGATAGGTTATAAACAGTTTTAATTTGCTCAGCTGCGTCTTCAGCATTACATCTATCATCCCAAATATAAGGTGTTAATGGAGAACCTTGAATTGATCTATTAGTTGGATATACTGGGAATGCCCATTCACCATGTTCTTTAATTGTACCATTATGGTTTGAAGGGAAATCAGCACTAAAATCAATCCATTTGCCTTTTTTACTAAAACGCATTTGGTCTTGCATTCCACCTGTTACATTCGCAATAATTGGATTACCTGCTAACATCGCTTCAGTTAAACTTAATCCCCATCCTTCATTATTAGTTAATAAGATTTGAACATCAGAACAATTATATAACATATTCATTCCTCCAGGATCTAATACTTGATTAGAGAAAATAATATTGTACTTAGAATCACTTCCAAACAGCATTTCTCTTACTGCTTCCAAATCAGTACCATTATCATCTACTACTTGAGTATGTAATACAAAAGCACATTTTCTTGCTTGCTCATCAGTTAATGAGTCAATAAACAAACGATATGCTAACATTGTATCAGGAATTTGTTTACGACGAATATTTCTAGAATTAAAGAACATAACAAAATCAAATTCTTTACCTCTAAATAATTTCTTTTTAAACTCAACTAATTCCTTATCACTTTTATCAAGTGGTTTAAATACTTCTTCATTCAATCCATGAGGAACATATTCAATTAATTTTTTCTTAGCTTTATCACCTAATACTAATTCATTAATATTTTTAGTTTGTTTTGAGATAGCTAATAAAGCATCACATGACTCATAATATCCTCTATTATACATTGGAGCCGGATAATCATCCCAAATGTTAAGATAGATAATAGGCATTTTCTTTCTGATCTCATTCTCAATCTGGAATAACCAAATAAAATATCTTGGGTCTGTAATTAAGAATATAGCATCTGGTTTTTCTATGCTAATCAGCTGTCTAATTATATTAGCATCACCATATCCATTACTTGGATATAAAACAACTGAACTGTCAGTTAACCCAGTGTTTGTATTAGTATCAGCTGATAGGTCTAATCGTTTACCTTGTTCAGGATGATTGATAGCACCTCCTACATTGACCCAATTAAAATGTTGGGCAGTATTTAATACTAATTCTCGAGCGACTGTAGCTACACCTGAGTGTACTCTAATATCGTCACAGATTAGTAAGATTTTCTTCCTCTCATTCTGAGGAAGATAAGCAAAACTTGAATTCATATAACTTTTATCGGTTTAAATTATTGTGGTTGTGAATGTTCTTGCGAAATTCTTCATCTGTAAGATATAAATGAACTGTGCGATCTACAAGCTTCTGTAAAGAGAACTTATGTTTTACACAACTCATTTTAAAATCTTCAAATAACTCGCTTTGTACTTTAACACTTGTTAGTGTCATTTCTTTTTTACTCATAGCTTTTATTTATTATTTTAACATATATAAATATATACAAGAAGTAAATAAGTTACTTATTACATAAATCTTTTCTGTCATTATAAGGGCACCACTGACAATTCTTATTTACAGTGATTGGGTGAGTAGTGTCCTTATATGAACCATCAGTGTTAAAACATTGTTCAAGAAAGTTATTAATTGCTGTTACAGCTTTCTTTATTTTAATTTTACCACTTGGAGGAGTATATTCTTGAAGACGGCTTTGAGGAAACTCACTTTCTTCCCAAATTTTTCTTTTCAATATAAGAAAATCTACTTCAATTTGATCTTCAGGAATACTGAACTGTTGACTAAAGAAATACTTGTATAGTATTAATTGGAATTGTTTACCTTCATCCTTTTTAGTCTCATCATTCCATCCTCGAGTAGACGTCTTAAAGTCGATTATCTTAAATGTACTTGTGGGTTCGTGATATAATACCAAGTCGATGAAGCCCTTGAATAAAACGTTTTTAAACGCGTTATTAGGCGTCATTACAATTGGTAACTCAACCTTAACTAAACTCCATCCTTTTTTACTAAAGTATTGACCTCGTTTCTTTTTGAATTGGCTGAGTATGTTCAGTCCGTCTTCATAGAATTCTCTCATCTCAACGGCACCACTAAAGTGAGTACTTTTATTTTTCTTGTACTCATCTAGATACACCTTACGAAACGTCTCCTCAAACTGTTCCTCGATGTCAACTCTATCAGCCGCAGCAGCACTTTCTTCAAACATCACTGTTAAGTGACTTTGAAGTACTTCATGCATCGCAGTCCCAAACACAGTATGAATGGTTGGTTTATACTCCTGTAATCCGTCTTTATATTGTAGTTCCCATTTATGAGGACATTCTTTATAAACAGAAAACTGGCTATAAGAGATAGTCTTATGATAAGCATAATTTATCTCTTGAGGAGTATAGCTCCTGATAGTCTTAACTATCGATGGTACTTTGTTACTCACAATTTGTTTTCTTGGAGGAATTGTTGTTTGATCTTTTCAAGATATAGGATAGCATCCATATGTTCTTGTTTAGCATGTTCGATCCATTCTAACAATGTTAGATCAGTTCTATCTAAATCAGTACCATATTTTGCTTTACCTGCTGCACTTCGTTCTTCGAACTGCTTGATTATTGACGAAACTATACTATCCATTTTTTAATAACTTTTTTTGTTCTTTCTCTTCAACACCTAATTTAGTTAGGATACTTTTCACACCTGAGTCTCTTAATATGTCAATATACTCCTCTGCTTCACCTAGTGAACACTCAAAATAGTTAGCAATATGTTTAAGCAATGCTTCTTGCTTTTTCTTTGTAGAGGATTTGATGTATTTGAAGAACATATTATTTTTAGGTATCATATATAAATATATATTATATGTTTTCTCCTTATCAGAATATGGAAAAGTCTGCACTAAATTCACGAACTCTATATACTCAGGATTCATACTGAGGAAACGATGAATCATATAGCAATTAAATGACTCTTTGTCTTCCTCAGTAAATGATTCCCATTTTGATTTATTATAGGTAATCTCCTTTAACCAATCAAATATTGTCATATTCTTCTCTAACTTCTTTAGGTAACAACTCTACTAATACTTTTCCAGTCACCACATCATAAAAACATGGAACAGGCATAATAGCATCCTCAGTTGATCCTGTTAGGAACTTAGACACACGACGTAAAATTACTCCCTCAGCAAATACATGATTCCCATCTGGTGAGATAATAGGTTGAGTTTGCTTGAAGTCTACATTGACATTAAGGGGTTGTTTTGATTCACTCATAACTTTATTTATTATTAATTATTTTTAAAATTGAGGCTAATAAAGCCATTACATTGATTTCTTTATCAATTCTGAAGTTAGCATGGTACATATAACTTTCTATTTCAATAACAATCATTGCTTTTGATAGATCATTATTACCATACTCATCTAAATTATCATATAGGAATCTATAAATCTCTTCAAAATCATCCAAATTACTATCAGCAAGTATTTGTCTAATGTTTTTAAAACTAGATTTAGATGGTGATTTAAGTTCCTTTAATACTCCATCTTTATAACTGTTTGATGCTAGTACTGTTTTATCTATTTTAAGAGTACCCTCAACATTATTTACTTGACAAGTATTTAATATTTTTCTAATATCAGGATAGTGTTTATTAACTACTAATGCTAAGTCTCCTAATTCATAGTTAATACTTTCTTGATCTAAAATAGTAGATATATGTTGTGCTACCTCTTTTTTAGATGGAGGAGTAATTTTTAATACCTGACAACGAGATTGAAGTGGATCAATTATTCGTTCAAGATAATTACATGTTAGAATAAAACGTGTAGTACGAGAATATGTTTCAATAATATTCCTGAGTGATGCTTGTGCTTGTATTGTTAAGAAATCTGCTTCATCTAAAATAATGATTTTAATAGGTTTAAATGAAGCGCTTGAAGCAAAACCTTGAACTTTATCTCTAATAGTATCAATGCCTCTCTCATCTGAAGCATTAATATAAAGATAATCACAGTCAAAATTGTTTACAATTAATTTAGCTAATGTTGTTTTACCTGTACCAGGTGTTCCATACAATAGTAAATTTTGTAAATCGTTGTTTTTTAGATATTGATGAACGATTTGTTTTAACTGCTCATTTCCAACATACTCGTCTAATGTTTTAGAACGATATTTTTCTACAAATAAACTATTTTCTTTCATATAACCAAATATAATAAAAAATGGCCCGAAGGCCAAATTTTAATATAATATGTTTTTAAAGATTACTTAGATATTTTTTCAAAGTATTCAGCTTTAAATTCAACAGTGTTACCATCTTCATCTCTAAATTCATCACCATCTTTATACCCTACAGTTCCTTTTTCAATATATATATCTCCTTTAGGAGCATCATACTTAGGATCATGAGCTATTGCTGCTCCACTTTTATGAGCTGCATCAGTAACATAATACCAATCTACTGTAGACTTGTAAGTTGGTTTACTTTCGTTTTCAGCTAATGCTTTAACGATTTCTTCTTTAATAATTTGTTTTAATTCAGATACTTTCATAATTAAGAAATATCAACTCCAGCTTTTGTTAAAATGTTAGCTATACTTCCTGCTAAAAGACTTTCGTCCGCGCCCCAAGTGTTATCATCATAAGCACTAGCACCATTACCAAGAGCATCAAATAATGTGTTTAGTATACCCATATATGTCTCTTGATCAAGATTTTTATCTCCTCCTGGGGATGGAGTATCATCAATATCACCTATTATTTCTTTTACCTGGTTTTCAGTAATCAAACCAGCAATTTTTTGCATTTTAAGAAATTCTTTATTCATTATTATATGTTTTATTAATTAATATTTTTTACCTAATTCTAATACTTTAGACAAACCCATTAAAGCAGCACCAACACCAGCAGTGAGACCAAGACCAGAAATAAATGCTGCACCAGCAGGCATATCATTAAATATTGCTTTCATTAAAAACATATTCATAAAAGGAACAAGGTTTGAAGCATATAAAACTTTCCCTAAAGTACCAGAAACTTTAGCTATTTTATCTTTTGGACTTAAAGCTTCATCAATTTCATTTACAACACTTTGAATTTTAGGTTCAATCTTATCAACTGCAGTTTCAATAGATGTGTTAGGCGTTATACCTAATTTAGCTAATGCTGATTGAAGATTAGCTTTTTCTTCATCTGAAAGTTTATCAACCATTGCTTTTATTGATGGATCTGATTCTACTTTGTCCTCAATTTTTTCAGCAGCGGCCATTACTTTAGCATCTTCTTCAGCTAATTCTTTATACTGGCTTTCAGTAATTAAACCAGCTATTTTCTGCATTTTATAAAATTCCTTATTCATAGTATTAATATTAGTTTAATTATACATATTAATAGTCTCCGTACATGTTAAACTTCTTTGGAGGAATTGGTTTTATTTCCGCTACAGTTGTTGAAATAGCATATAATTCACCTTTTATAGGTGATAATCTGAAATCACATGGTTGTTGAGTTTCTTGAAAGTAACCTTCTAATGCTTCTGTTAATGAAGGATACACTGTATTAGGGTCGCTTAGCAGCGCCCAACTGTCTCCAGGTGGGCGTCGCTTAGCTATTAATACTAATTCTTCTTTGACTTCGGTAGCCATTAGAACATACCTCCCATTCCACCCATCATATCATCCTGTTTTTTGTCTTCAGGCTTATCTACGACAGTACATTCTGTTAATAGAATTGTTCCAGCTACTGATGCTGCATTTTCAATTGCGGTACGAGTAACTTTAGTTGGATCAATAATACCTGCGTCTTTCATGTTAACGAATTTTTCAGTTAATAGATTGTATCCTTTCCAGTTATCATTACCGCCTAACTTATTAATCAAATAATAAGCCTCTTGTTCTGTAGAACCAGCGTTAGTAAGAATTTTCATAAATGGAGCGCCACATGCTGTGTAAACGATTTGGCCACCTACTGATTTGCGATTCTTGATTG